TATTAGAAAATAATCTTATGACACGATCTAATATTAATTACAATAATATTGTTTTAAATGCAGAACCAATAATTGATGATTATGAAAATGTTATTAATACTTATCCACAAAATAGATCACGCAGATATCTTAATTCCATGGCTCAAAGAGATTTAATAATTAGAATTCAAAAAAATTTAGTCAATTCATTAAAATCACATATAAGATCATTACGAGAATATATTGATATACAAAATCACTTGATTGACAATGATTAAAATTATTATAAATAATCATATATATTATAATATTAATTTTAAATACCTCGTTATTATTTACTTAAATTATCAATAAAAATGATAAAATCATATAAATATTATAATTTATATTATTTTATAAATATATTTAATGCTAGCTTACGAAACATATAGACTAAATTTCAATAGATATAAATTAATTAGAAAATTAGTTCCAGAAGATGTATCAGAAATTATTATTAGATATTTATTCGAAGAAAAATCATCTTATAAATCAATTATAGATCCATTTCGTTTTTGCCATATTGAATATATGGTTGAAAGTTACATAAATGTTAATGCTAAAGACCATTTTGAAAATTTAATTGAAGAACATATGGATTGGGATGATTTCTCTCACCTATTATGGGAACAACAAGAAAATTTTTTAGACTATTATTCTCGTAGACAAAATGAACTAATAACAGTTATTAATCAAAATACAGATAGACCATTACAATCAATTATCGACCAAATAAATATACAATTAACAATGTCGGTCGAGAGATTATTTCAAGATTGGATACAAAATTGGCTCACAAGCCCGATAACACCATTTTAATTAAATATTATTTAAAATCGATTATTTCACCTTTCATTCAAATTAACTCAAATTAAAATATTAAAAATTCAATATGAGTTATTTATACCCTACAAAGAGTGTAACTATTTTCAAAATTCAAAGCAAGAAAATTACTGTTATCGGAGAACAGCATTTGATAAATAATTATTTTTATCAAAAACTTAATGATACATGGCTTCTTTGGCAATGGATATTTGAACAAATGAAAAAAGATAAAGCATTATACCTCGAAATTCAACCAAATTTAAGTCTTAATTTTCTTAAAACGAATTTGAATATGTTAGATATAAATAGTATTAATATTAGAGATTGTATCCATTCATTTGATAATAATAGAGCAGATCGTTTATTTGGAACTGATTACAGAAGAATTTTACAAAATATGCCACATAATTGGGAATATATGTTATATGATACAAATTCAAAAAAGACATTGTCTTTCATTAAAATATTAATACAAAAATTTGAACTAATCGAAACAATTATTAAGAATATCTTACAACTAAATCCTATTCCTAAAGAAATGACTTGTAATATGAAAGCATACTTTAAATATAAGATCTCACAAATGAAGAAATCTCTTGAAAAAACAAATCTCACAAATAAAGAATTTACAGATATTGTACAAACAGTACAAACAATGTATTCAGATTATATTGATTTGTATTTAATTAGAGATATTTTGGCAAGAAATCATGACGATATTATTGTTTTAATTGGAAATCAACATGCTTTAAACATGAAACGCATATTACAAAAATATATTTTAATCCAAAATCAAGAGTTCTATAATCATCATGTCCCTTTAAAAAACATTCAATAGTTAAATACTATTTGTTAATTTAAAATATATTATTTAACCAGTCCCTGACTTTAATTTAACTCCATTTATCTAATAAAACAATTAGTTCTATTTATGTACTAAAACTACGAATAGTTATAATATCAAGATTCATGAGGTTGAATATAATTAAAAAGCCCGTAGGTAAAAAAAAAAATTTAAATATATTCACGTAATATACTATATAATCGATTTTAATTTTTATTTTTTATTAGGAAATAACAGATTATTATCATAATGAGAATTAAGAGTTTTATAATAGTTTTTCTTCACTTTTGACCTTTTATACATTCTAATACCAGAACAAATTGTAAAATACGTACTGTATCTACTTCCAGAAACTAAAGTAAAACATAACCAAGATAATAATTCAAACGAATAATTAGGAGCTGTATATATATTAAACCATTGTCCATGGGGAATACTCTTATTTGTATCAATATTATTAGGTAATCTCGCTAGATGTAGATGACAAATATAATTTTGCATTTGAGCCCAACCCCATATAAATACTAGTAATTTATTAGCCCAATTAAAATCAAAATTATTATTTAATTCACCTGTTATAAAATAACTAAAAATATTAAAATAAAAAACTTCAAATAAACGATCACCAAAACTTACAGAATCTGTGGTTCTAGTATAATTATGTATATATGTAACCTCATAAACACGTTTGATAAAATGAATTAACCACATATGCGCAACAATACTATCTCGCCGATCATTTATATTAAAAAACATTAGCAAACAACCAAGATTTACTATAATTTCATTTAAACGATACATTCTCACTAGGAGAGTGTGAATATTATAATTTGAATTACTAATAAACATTGTTTCTAATATAAATTAGTAATCAATTTTAATTACTTAAAATCTTTCTTCTATCATTTTAATATAGTATACATTATTACTTAATCACTTTTCTTTTTTTCAATTATAACCAATCTATCTTGATTTTTTTGTCTCTTATTAATACTTTCATTTAAAAAGGCATCTACTTCATCAATAGTATTTTGACGAACACACTCCTCTTCATATTCCTCTCTTTCAATTATATCAAGATCTCTTTTAATACTCCTTGAAGTTATCATTAAGGAATTTGCCATACAATAGAAACTTGCTACAACAATAAAGCAAAATAATGTATTAAAAATTCCTATGGTATTTAATAAAAAAATTGGTAAAACTACACTTCCTATCCAACTTACTGTTTTCATTATTTATATTTGATTATAAGGTTTTTTACTTATCTAGTTTATAATCATGTAACTATTATTTCTGTTTTAATATTTATTTTTAAAAGAAATTGAAATGTGAACCTTTAGCATTTTCTCTTGATTTTCCTGTTTTGGTAGGAGAAAGCAAATGAAATACATCAATCGGTTTTTTCTCAACTATCATATAATACCTTTGCCATTCACATAATAAAGTCGTATCATGATTTGTTTCTTTAGTAAGTTGCTTAAGTTTATCAATCTTTTGATAATATTTTAAAGTACTATTGCTAATAATCTCTTTCTCTTTCTTTATAGCCAACATCTTTATTTTTACTAACTGTATAAATTTTTGAATTTTACAAACATTTAAACAATTTTCACATTTGTGTGGATGAGTTTGTGTATTATTATACCAAGGACAATAAATACATTTCCAAACACGATCTTTAAGAAATTCATTCTTTAAAATACCCCATAATTCATTACTAGAACGTTTTTTATTCATTATTTATTATTAAATAAACTTATTAACAACTAGAAGAAAAGTTCAATTTTAAATTTATTTTCTAACTAATGTTTATATAACTAATGTCTTATCAATTTCCAGATAATTTTAAACCACAAAATGTACAAAAATGTAATACATTCAAACCATCTGTTTGTTCTGGGGACGCATATCAATGTTTAGATCTAAGTAATAATAATGGTAATGTTTGTAATTATTATCCTTTTTTATGTTTACAAGATAAACCATCAGATAATAAATTTGTAAAACCAAATTACAGTACTGCTTGTGTTAAAAAAACTATACATGCACAAGGAAGTGAATATAATAAAACAACTCAAGCAAGAGGTATGGGAGCACCTATCAGTTGGAAACCAATTTCAAATATTAATGTTAAACAAATTACACAAAATATTTCTGGTATCGTTCAAATAAAAAATTAAAATTGAATACAGTCTATTCTAATCAACTAAAAATTTAATAAAATTTATAAATTCTTATTTGATTAATTGAATTAACTTACATAAAAATAAAAATGGAATCTGTTTCACAAACAAATACTACTATTGATTCTACCGTTCAAGCTAATTACGAAAATCTATTTAACAGAGCTTTCAGACGACAAGCTTTTGCAGCAAATAGTGCTACTGATAATCTTGATTATCAATATCATAGCAATGGAACTGTACTTGATAATACTTTCCATCGCCCAGATGCTGAAATGCAAAAATGTCTTGTCATCGTAAGTGGCCCTCCTGGTTCAGGAAAAAGTACCTGGGCAAATGAACACTTTGTTAATGTATTTTCAGCAGATGATTATATGACTGTGGATGGACAATATCATTTTGATAGAGAACGAATTGGTGAAGTACATCGTCGTTGCGAAGATGGAGTTCTAGAAGCAATGGGTGATAATAAATGTGTTGTTTACTGTAATACTAATACACAATTTAGTGATTTTAGGAATCTCATTTTTAAACTTCGCAGACAATATGACCTAGATCAAGACTTTTCTTGTACGGTATATATTGCTAAGATGGCAGACCTTAATGTTGAAACTCTTACGGAACGCGTCAGTGAAAATGGAAATGGACACTGCGTTGAATCATATAAACTTCATAATTCGCGAAATCGATGGAACTGGCTTTTTAATATATTTGATCCTAAATATCTTAGTTGGTGTCGTATCGCAGGATATATTGTTCCTACACATAATGTCTTGAGACAAAATCGCTGTTTTAATTTCCCAGGTCCTTATATGTCAGCACAACCTCGCCCAACATATAATCAACTAGGCTCTGATATTACTTCAGATCTTAGCTCACCTACAAATAACCGCATTCACTTCCATCGTAATAACCGGGGACGTGTTCCTGGAAGAGGTCGCGGAAGAGGTCGCGGAAGAAGTCATGGAAGAGGTCGCGGAGGATATCGTGAAAGACATCATGGAAATTACTACCGTAATTACAACAACACTAATAACTTTCGTAATACTACGGAACATGAAAATTAATTTAATAATTCCCTTAGAGAATAAATATAAATATAAATACTTATTCAAATAGGGACTGGATTTTATTAATAATTTAAGTTAAAATAATTAAACAAACAAAATAGTAAATTTAATCAAAATCCTATTGATCATCATCAGCAGAAAAATCATCAGCAGAAAAATCATCAGCAGAAAAATCATCAGAATCATAAATCCCCTGTAGATTGTTCCCCTGTAGATTGTTCTCCTGTAGATTGTTCCCCCGCAGATTTATCCTAATAATTTCTGGTAATACAAAATCAGCTTCAGGTTCTTCTTCCTTCGTCATACAAATCTTCCAAGGAAGTTTACATTGAGGACACATAGTTGGCCACTTCTTGAAACAACAACTACAAATTGAAAGTCCAAAGGTACAACCACATAACGCGAATGGATATCTCTTCGGTGGAATATATTCATCATTACCAGAATCTTCATCATACGACTCATAACAGATTGGACATTGATCCGCATCTTCATCATTCGAAATGACAGTTCGAGTTGTTCTATAACCTTCGCTCATCATCTTTTTCTGTCGTTTCATCATCTTTTTCATGTGATGTATTGAAGCCCGATTGATAGAGATAGCCTCCTTAAATAACGGTTTGGTCTCCATTTTCTGAAAATCAAGCATCGTTTCAAGAGCTTCCATACCAAAATCTCTATTCTTATCAGCATAGAGATTTTTTCTCTCTTTGTTAAGAGAGATTCCATCTTTGGTAATTTCAATTTGATTACAGGTATAATCTTGAGAACTGAAATTGATGTAGTATCTGTTGAAAATATCAGCCTTGATTTCCTTATTCTTATAAATAAAGGTACATTTAGCATGCATCGTAGAAACATACTCTCCATAATCTGGAAGCTCTTGATCTGTCTTTTCTACTATTTCCCGAAGGTCATCAACTTTAAAATTTAAACCATATCCATGAAGTTCCGTTAATACATGAGCCAGATCAGAATTAATTGATTTACTGAAATAGATTCGCATGTCTAAATCAGATTCGTAAAATTTTTTCATAAATCGTTTATGTTCAACATTGGTAGTTGAACGCCGTTGTAGAAAACGCCGTGGAAATCCACCAAAAAGATTAACAATAAGGTCTTCGTCAATCTGAAACACCCTCTTTTTCAATAACTTCAAAAAGTTAAATCGTTCGGTAAGAGCATCAATCTCAATATTTCGTATCCTTTCCATGTTTTTAATGATCTTTTCTTCCGTATATAGAACATTGTTTTTTTCGATTTCAAGGGCAGCACGAAGTTCCTTTATCTTTTGGTACTCCTTCACTGTGGTTTTTCTACAAGAATACGTGTTCCGTTTCAATCTATCATTTTCTGCCTTCAATTTAGCATTCTCATCACGCAAGCGGTTGAGAATTTTGACAGAAATATGATTCTTTTTTTCTGTAGATAATACTGCAAAACGATTTCTCGTAACAATATTATTAACTTCCGACATAATTTATTTAAATAAGTAGTTCAGTAATTCAAATAACTTTTCAATATAATTGATCAGTTATATATTATATTAAACTATTAATAATTCGGTTTTAATTTTTATTTATCTGAAGCATAATTTAACCATCTTTAAATTAACAAAAATCAGTCCCTAATTTAATATGTTTTTTTTTTGTGTTTTGTGAGGGCCGTGAAGCCCTCTTTTTTTTATTTTTATTTGAGTGAGTCAAACAATATATTAACAGTAGTGCCAGTGCAAAATATATTAACAGTACTTCCAGTGCAAAATCAACATAGCAATGAACACAGTAATGTACCATATGAATCGGCGGAAGGCGTCCATTTTCTCTCGCCATTTCTTGTCATTTTCTAGTCCAAGCATAACCATTTGGATAGAATGTGACCTTTCATCGGAAAGTTTCTTCCGCAAGTCGAGTATCTCCGTCTGTAAGTCGACTCTCCCCGTCCGCAAGTCGATTATCTCCGTCTGTAAGTCGATTCTATCCGTCTGCAAGTCGTTTATCTTCGTCTTGTACCTCTTATACTGCGCTCGTACTTCTCTATCTCCACTGCGATTAATCCTCACTTCTGAGGAATATTGCTTCCGAAGGGCACGCTCGCTGCGACATTTCTCCTGCAGTTCCCACATCATTTTGGGTAGAATAAACTGAAGGTCCACTTTCTTTTTGATAGCATAGTCTTCCCTGCCGTACAAGAAATAAAAAATCTGGTTGACATGATTTTCGTCCCCCAGAAAGGTGAGCAGAATGTTCGCAGTTTCCATTATTTCTTCCGACATCGTGTCCACTTGTCTCCTTGCTCTTTTCAATGTCTTGTCCACAACACCATATTTTCTTGGCTTTGGTGGTATGTATTTTCTTGACATTCGTGGTTTGGGGCTCACGTTATTAAGAACAAAGAGTCCTTGTTCTTGGATATATATGTAGATATTGAAAAAATCGATTTTAATTTAGTAAAAAAAATCAGTCCCTAATTTAATATGGTTTTTTTTTGTGTTTTGTGAGGGCCGTGAAGCCCTCTTTTTTTTATTTTTATTTGAGTGAGTCAAACAATATATTAACAGTAGTGCAGTGCAAAATCGTTATTCAGTATATTAACAGTAGTAGGTAATCCACAAACAGCCAGATGCCAGCGTCACTCTCAGGGTTGCTGAAAGTGATTCCGACGAGCCGTCAGTAGATCGACAACAACCTCGTAGGCCAGTCTCTGCTGATCGTAGTCGACCGTCTGCCTGGTCAGCGGGATCGCTGGCGGCAGGACATCATCAGCATACTGAACCGGTGGTGGTTGGTTGTCGCACCCACTGACGGCGCGCATCGCCCTGGTGTCATCAATCAGGGCTTGGAAGTTCCACGTGCTCGGCAGAGCTGGTATCACCTCCTTTGCCAAGTTTCGCACGGCGTAGCTAAGCTTGTAGTGCGCCGCATAGGGACCCTGCGTTAGCCTGCGAAGCTCCCTCCCGAGTGCTTTCATGTCCGCTTCCATGTCCGAAGTAGTTTGCTCAGTCGACATGTTGTTGATTCTCTTGTTAGTTCTGTTGTTTAGGCAGAAAGTAATATAGAGTTTCGTTTGTAATTATGTAGAGTTAATAAAAATCGATTTTAATTTTCATTTCAGTGTAAATCTAGACAAAAGAAAAACTTTATTAAACTTTATTTGTAGTCACTCTTTTCAACCAATTCAACCAAGAGGTATTATGAATTTTTAATTTATAATTTTCCATATTATAAAATCTATTAAGTGGAATTTTATTACTAAATAAAACTAATTTTGATACATTACTCGTCAATGTTCCAAAATAATAAGTACTATTCATTAATACATCTAAATCAAGTAAAAAATTTAATGTATCATCGTAAGTATTATTAAAATCTTTTTTATTAAAATTTTTTTGATTATAACCTTTTCTCTTTTCAGTTGCAAATGTTAGAATATTAATATCAATAGATTTAAAAATTTTTTTTATCATTTTCACAGCTTTATAATCATCTGTTGCTACAAAAATTGTTTTTATATTTTTATCTTTTTTTAATATATTTTTTATTCTTTTTTCTATTTTAGATAATAAAGGAAAATTTGCTTCTCTGACTGATCTTATATAATCTTTATCATAGTTTCCTATTTTATCACCCATTCTTACATGAATGCCTATATATTTTTTTGGTAATTTAATTTC